CTTGCGTCCGTATGCCTGGAGCAGCTTGGCAAGCATGGGCAGCGCCGTGACATCAGCCGCCATCTCGGTTCTCAGCAGTTTTGCGATCTCTTTAGCCATATCAGACACCTAGCCCTTCTTGCAGATTTCTCAAGGATGCCACATTCCAGACATTTCGTCTTTTCCCGCCCGTTTCTGGAGCCTCTACATCACCACCGCCTAGCGCCTCGGTAGCAGAGCCTGCGCTACCAACAGATTGCGCCGTTGTTCCACCTTGAACCATTGGCGCACTTCCCGTTGGCCCTGCCCCAGGCGTTTTCATGCCAAGATTCAACACTTGAGACAAAAAGCGGGAAGGCACGTTAATGCCTTTATCGCCTTGGTTGTATGCTACTGACTCGCCCTCTACCGGCAGTCTGCCTTCTGGATACAAATCAGCGTATTTTTTTGCCGTTTCTTCTGCGGTTAGGGGCTGTCCAGACTCGCTGTAAGCAGGAAAATCTCCAGGCTCTTGGCCTGGTTCAGCAGGCGGCGGCGCTCCCGGCGTGGGCGTTCCAACAGTTTCTGCCTGTCCGGGAGTGGCTGTAGCGCCTTTGATTCCAGCAGTAATTGCCGCCGTTGTGCCGCCTTTTGCTACTGCATCAGAGACATCTTCGCCTCTTGCAAGAGCACCAATCCCCGCGCTTGTTGCTCCCGATGCCGCTGCGCCAGCAACGCCGCCACCAGCCGCCGCAGAAGCCGCGCCACCAGCAGCAGAGCCTACGCCACCAATAGCAGCAGCCTCCAAAATGTCATTAACTGACTTCCCTTGTACTGCCGCCATGCCGCCAGATATAACTGCATTGCCAACAGCAATAGCAGAAGCTGATGCGGCAGCGCCTGCACCCATTGCCTCTCCGATATATCCAGCTAACTGTGGGTACGCTATTGCAACTGCAATCGCAGCAACGGTAAGAACGTCATTAAAAAACGATCCACTGCTTTTGTTTGACTCGTTCCAAGCGTTTGTAAATGACTGCGCTTCTTGTTGATACTGAGAAGTGCCTTGAATGTAAGACTTTACTTGCTCACGGTTCGGCAATTCATTTTGTTCAATGACTTTGAAAAAAGTCTGACTAGGGTTGTCATACGTTGACCAATTATTGTATCTGCCAAATTGGTAATCCAAAGTTTTTTTAAAAATTGAATTCCAATCACTTTGGGCATTCAATCCCAATACTGGCGCGTACCCTCTTATCATTGCAAGGACTTGATCCCTGTACGGAGGGTAGAAAAAAGAAAATACTGCGGCGCGATTGATGGCATCCGTCAATGGATCGCCAGTAGGAGGAGGCAAATCTTCCGCAGTACCTTTTCTAAGGTTAGCCGGATCACCAAGACCCATGTTATTTAACCTCCAACAATTTGGACAAAGAAATCATATTTCCTACTTGCTGGAAATCAGGAGTTCCACTTAGCTTGTCAGCGCCTGGTATTTGCATTTGACGAGCCTGTTGAACAAACATTGGATAGAGAGCCTTGTCTTTGAGAACCATCATTCCAATCTGACCTAGTTTTTTGATGTCCTCTGCCGACACATCGTAGTGAGACATATAGTCCACCAACTGCTGACGAGCCTGTTGTAACTTTGTGTTTTCTTTTGGTTTGCCGCTGTTGCCTACTAATCCCATTACCTCTTTATCTGTAATCATCACAGCCCCAATGAGTTAGCAATAGACACATGGATGTTGTAGTGCAAGTTCAGCCATTCGTAGAAATCGTTTTCTACGTTCCAGTCTGTGTCCAACATATTGAACGGATTTTCTAGGCCTAGCAGACTAGCAAAAGATTGATGCTCAACTTGGTGTGCCAACAACCAATCGTCTAGGTTGTCAATGTCGGCATCCATGATTGGAAAGATTGGAACAGAAATGCCAGCGTCCATGAACGTCTGCTGGAACACGCGATGCTCTAGGCCATTCTCAAATAGGAATTCGCCCAGGCTGTCCCTGTCTCCAAACTTCACCGCATTGAGAGCCTCAAAGTTCATACGCCGTAGTACGGAATTTTCTTGTTAGTGCCGTTAATCAGAATGGTGATGTAGCCTTCAGGAATTAGAGGCAGGCTGCTAGTAGCAAACGTGGCATTGGCATTGGTTGTTGCGCTGATGTTCGCATTAGCCAAGGTCAAGTTTCCAACCGAGGTGGTAGTGCCACCCAGCGTCAAAGTCGTATTGCCGAGGGTGATGTTTGACCCTGTTACTTGCGATGCCGGGACGCTGATTGTGACGTTCGCCGCCGCCGTAAGCCGCCCCTGCGCGTCAACCGTGAAACTTCCAACGGTACTTGCATTCCCGTAACTCCCTGCTGTGACAGCCGTGTTTGCTAGGCTTATCGTGCCGATAGTGGTGATTGGCCCACCCGTCAGACCCGTGCCGGTTGCTACGTTTGTGACCGTGCCATTGCCATCAAATTGAATGGCAACACTGACCGCATTTGTGATCCTGCCCTGTGCATCTACCGTGACTTGAGACACGGCTGTTGCATTGCCGTATACGCCAGCAGTGACAGCAGTATTGGCAAGGCTGATCGTGCCATTGACCGTGATCGGGCCACCAGTTAACCCAGTGCCAGTATCGACCTGGGTTACTGTCCCGCTACCGCCCCCGCCCCCACCGCCTGCTACCTTTAGCATAATTGCTCCTTAGAGGCCGTCACCAGGAGTGATGTAGACCGTAGCCGTGCCGGTAGACGTAACGCCAGTGAAATAGGCATTAGGCACAAAAGTCAGAATCTCATCAGTCGATGGCAACAGCGGAAATGATTGTCCAGTAGTCGTGACGATTCCTGCCGCGTTGTTTGCATCCGAGGCAGTAGTGCCGTAGCCAAGAAATACCGTTACCGTTCCAGTGTTGATGACACGGTACTGATTGCCGCCTAGGGTTGTAGACGCGCATTGCACCGCAGCAGGAGCAGAAGTGTTTGCAATAAACGCTACGGTATTGCCCGTCTTGGTAAACGCATTAAGACCCATTTGTCACCTCAATCCAAGTTTGTTGATCTTCATCCCAAGACCACGCACCTTCAGGCATTGGAATTGGTGCATCCCAGCGGCAGGTTGTTTCGTTCAATACCCAGGATGGGTATGGTTTTGGATGGATGAAAGCATCAAGCTGCTCGTTGTAGGTGTAGCCCATGCCAGCGTAGTTCTTACGGAAGTTCCCGTTGTAGCTGGTCTGCTTCCATTCGCCACCAAACAACGACTGACAGAATGCTATGCCCTTGGCTTCGCTCTCTACACCATCAACCATCAGTTCTTCATTAGCCACGACAATGATTTGCGTGACTGTGTTTCCATCAAGTTTCGCAAAGTGTGCCATTAGAATGTGACGCTCCCAGAGCCAGTCCATTTGTAGATTCTGTTTCCACCGGAAGTGCTGATAGTTGGAGAACCTGTCGTGCTTGCTGCTGCTGCGAATGTGTCAGGGTAACTGATGATCACAATGCCAGAGCCACCCGTCCCCCCAATTCCATCGCCGCCACCGCCAGAGCCGCCGCCTCCACCACCGCCCGTGTTTGCTGCGGAACTGGCTGCCGTGTTTCCTCCGGTAACCCCATCCGTGCCGCCACCTTTTTGCGCTGTAGTTGCTGTGCCGCCGCCCAACCCTGGCGTTCCTCCGTTGTAAGTGCCGCCGCCTCCACCACCTGCATAGTAGATTGATGATCCACTGATCGAAGACGCGGTAGCTGCCCCGCCATCTCCACCAGTTGAACTGGTTGCATTTACTCCCGCACTACCCGATCCACCGCCGCCGCTTGATCCATAATTTGGAGCGCCAACAGAAGATGTTCCTCCATTAGTGCCTTGTGCGGGAGATGTAGTTGGCGTGTTTCCAGTGCCTCCGCTTATGGTTGTTCCACCAGCACCACCTGCGCCGCCGCCAGAGCCACCGTTTTTGCCTGTAAAAAAACCTGTGTCACAGCCGCCGCCGCCGCCACCGCCTGCCGAGGTAATACTACTAAACACAGAATCTTGCCCGGTGGTTCCTTGGCTTGTTGCTGCTGTTGTCGTTCCAGGAGCACCGCCAGCGCCAACTGTTACGGTGATCGGAGAGCCAGGGGAAACAGCTACCGTGGAAGTTCTATAGCCCCCTGCGCCACCGCCTCCCCCCCCGGAAGTTCCTGCAAAAGTTGACCCGCCGCCGCCGCCACCAGCAACAACCAAATAGGTGACGGATGATGGAGCCACAGGAATTGCGGCTGATGCGGTTCGGAAAAAATTTTTTGCCGCAAACATTACTTGTAACCTTGGGAAGCTGCGCCAAACCAGGCAGAACCATCAGCCACAAACGTCACAATGTCATAGCTAGATGCGTTAGTGGTGATGGTAGGAGCCGTGTTTGCAGGCCACTTCACACCAGTAAACGTGCCGGTCAAGTTTCCAGCGCCCGTGTTGATGATGACCATGAACGATTTTCCTGCCGTTGCTGTCGGCATGGTAAACGTGCAGTTTCCGGTCAAAGTATACGATTGGACGGTAGCCGCATTCAGAGAAATGGTCTGAGAAGTGCCGGTGTTTCCAACGGCAAGAAAACCCTCGGTGTAATTGTTGACCTGGGTGTTGGTCAGCGTGACGTTGCCAAGGCTTGTCGTTGTGTTGCCAAGATAGACGGCAGTGTTGCCAAGCGTAATCGCCGTGGCAAAGTTTTGGTCAAGCTGCGAAAGCGGAATCGCGCTAGTCGCAGTTGCAAAGATATTTGGAACAGCCATTAGAACCTCGCTCTTAGTTCATGTTCAAACTCAAAACCATTGACAGTGAATCCAGGTGTATTTGATGTCAAGGTTTGACCCAGATATTTACCCCATTGTTCTGCATCAGTCTTAAATAGCGTATATCCCGCACCAATCCAAGGAACAACCGTGTTGGAATTGTTTTTCCATGGGATTGTTTGATTAAGATAGTTGTACCAAGTTGCATAGTTTACAAGCGTGTAGCTTGGGCTGCTACCTACCTCGCTGTCCACGGTGACATTCAACGTGCCGCCAGTAGTCAGCGTTGCCTCAATGCCAACCTTGAGAGCCTGCTTGTCTCGGATCGGATCGCCCATTGCCATCAGTGCCGTCTGAATAGTGCTGGCAGTATTGGCTGTGCTGTTGCCGTACAGCTTGTAGAGGGCGTTGTTGTCCGTGCCGTACAGGGTAATCAAGCCGCCAACCGGAACGGAAGTGACATAGTTGAGCGTGTCACCCTGGCTGGTAAAAAACCATTTCTTTTCAAAAAACACAGCCTGGACGTACCGGGAGCTGCCGTAATAGCTTTGCTTGAAGTTGAATGCCGCGCACAGAATGTTGTTAACTAGAACCTGCCCAGCCGTAATCGGGTAGGTAAAGTCGATGGTTGGGAACACCCCGTCCAGTGCGTCAGACAGCTTGCTAGTAGTCGAGCCTACCAAGGCATAAACGCCGTAATCGTTCAAAAACAGAACAGAACGGAAATACGGGAAGATTGTGTCCTTGCGCTTTGTGCCTACCGAGGCGCTGACGTTGGTGTTGGTGAACAGCGTCAGACCTGCGGTCGTGACCCGGACATCCGAGAACACGTTGATGCTGTCATCGCCAAAGATGTACAGGAAATTGTTGGCAGACAGAATCTGCTGAATGTTGCCGTGCAGCGTAGAGTCGGTCAGCAGGATGTTTCCAGCCGACACGCTGGTAAAATCGTTGTACGAACCGGCTGCGGTGTAGGCTACCGTCCGTCCGTATGCTATCCAAACACGCCCAGAGAACGAGGCCACGCCTACGTTGTCGTTGCTGTTGATGACAGCCTTGGCAGTCGCATTGCTGCCGCCGCCGCCCGTAATGGACACCGTAATGTTGGCGGTGTTGGTGTAACCCGATCCTGGGTTGCTCATCAGAATCTGGGACACTTGGTTGCCCGATAGCACGGCTTGCGCCGTAGCATTCGTCCCGCCGCCCCCGGAAATAGTCACTACCGTATTGGACACGTTGGTGTAGCCGCTGCCGCCGTTGGTCACGGCAACCGTCACCGTGCCTTTTTGGAACGTCACAATGCCTGCAATGGCATTGGCCCCCGTGCCGCCACCCCCGGACAGGGTTACAGTCGGGGCTACTGTGTAGCCTGTTCCAGCTTCGGACACCGTAATTGTCGTGACCGCGCCGCCAGAAATGGTTGCTGCGGCGAGCGCCTGAACGCCATTAGCGTTGTTTGGGGCGCTGATCGTGACTGTGGGGATGCTGGTGTAGCCGGAACCCCCTGAAATGACCGCAATCGAGCCTACAGAGCCTACAGCCACCAGGTTTGTGCCGTCCCAAGTGTAGTAACCGTTGGACGGGTCAAGAATCAGGGCGCGTTCGTCTTTCCACTGCCCGACCTCTACGCCAATCGCAGAGAATGTCCCGGCAGCAGCTACCGCGCCTTTGACAGCATCGCTGATGTTGAAGTATTCGCAGCGACCATCAGCCTGGAACGCAAGGATGTAATCCTTGTTGTTGATGGAGCAGGAAAACAGGCCGGACACCGTGTTGGTGAAGGTGACTGCCGTGTTGCCAGAGTCAAGAACCGTGCTGCGGTTGTTGATGATCTTGATGTTTGCAAAGCCAATAGGCTGGGCGTTCTCAATCCAGGAGAATTCCGTCTGTTCGATAGCCGTCCGGTTGGCCTTGGTATTGACCCCCTTGAACTCCTTGATGACCTGATAGGACTTTTTCTGTTCAGCGGCAGCCATATCAGTACGGAGTCGAGTAAGGGTTGGGCATCCTTCTGGTGTACGTTGTCGCTAGGACAGATTGCGCCTGTAGCTGATATTGCTGCTTGAAAATCTCAGCTTCGCCGTAAGATTGTTCTTTGAACTTGGCCTTGTAACAGGCATAGAACGCCACCGGGGTTGTCCACGGGTCAGGGATTTGGTCTACTTCCGTCCCGCTAACAAGCGGGGTCGGGAGGATGACCGTATCGCATTCCATCGTGTACGTTTGATCGGGAA